ATCAGTAATAGAAACTTTTGTCCTATCTTCCAAAAATCGGAATTGACTATCCGATGTTGGGACTTTTCCTACTTTTGACAAGTATACAAAAAATGGAGACTCCTCTGGGGCTAAGTCTGCGACTCTATCACTAAAGTCATACAGTCTTCTTGAAGGTATTGTACTATCAATGACCGCACCAGGAGTACCAAATTTTACTTGTCCACTATTATAAGTAGCCATTTTATTCTCCTTAGTTTATATTATAAAACATTTTTACGGCTACCAGCATTCACAATATTATCCCACATTGCATCACCATCAGACTTCGGACCTTTAGGACGCTCTCCTTGAAGAACACCTGTAGGTTGAGGCTGTTGTTGTACATTACGTACTTGGTCAAGCGGATTTTCATCATGACTCTGTGCTGGAGCCTGAGACACAGCTTTCCACATTTTAATAACATTCTCTAAACCATACTCCGCAGGATGTTTATCAGCAAACTCCATAAAAGAACTAATCTCTTGCTCATTCATCCCTTGAGATGATAATTGAGATTGAAGATTACTTCTTCCTGTTTGTTGACGTATTCCTTCTGTTGCTTGGCCTACAGCATTATTAATGGTTTGCTGCATTTCTTGCATCCTAAATTGATAAGATGCAGATGTCGGGTCATTATAGGCTTCCCATGGGTCAAACTCGTCTGGCTTTAACGCTACTTGAGGTTGTTGTTGTGGTTGACCAGCTGCCTGAGTTTGAATTGCTTGTACAACATCAGGACGTGATTCCAAAAATTTACCAACTTCTTCGTATTGTTTTAGCTTTTGATTTTCCGCAGCTAGTTTATCCTTCTCAGATTGGAAGTACTTGGCCTGTTCTTCCCAGTTCTCAGTAGAACTCTCCTGCGTATTAACCTGTTCATCTTGCCCTATAGAATCAGTAGGTTGTCCCATTTCTTCATTAAATGGAGTCCCAAATTCATCTACGTTTTGATTTTGATTATCTGTCATTATAATCTCCTTTTGCTATTTCTCTTTACCTTTTTGAGCTTCACTACGTTTTTGATGTTCTGTATTTAAACGTAATTTCTCGGATTCGAGTTTAACAGCGTTACTAAGTCTACCGACAGCGATTTTACTGTCAGCCTTGGAGCTTTGTTCATGCTCCTTAAGTCTTCCTTTAAATTTCTCAACTTCGGTTTGTTTACGTAAATTAACCGCTTCTCTATCTCTAGTTTGTAAATCACCGCTTAATTTCTTAATTTGCTCTTGAGCGCCTTGAAGTTGTTGTTGTAATTGTTGAACGACATCCATTCTTTGCATAACTCCTTCTTTATCAAATATTTCGGTTTTCTTAAGAGCTTCGTGTCTATCAATAAGACCAGCTTGAAATGCTTCCATATATACATTCCATTCACCCCATTTATTAGAGGGCATTGTTGAGTTACCTATAACTCTAATATCGAATTGCCCAATGGATATATCGTTATCAATGCTTTGTAATTCTTTAGTTTTATCATCATAGAATCTTTTATTTATAGTATATTCAGTTAAATCATTATTAGGCTGAACAATTCTAAATGTTTTCTTGAAGTCATAATGAGACTTAGCAAGATTATACACAACTCTTCCAAGTCTCTTTAGACTTCCCTCAATATCACGAAGCTTTGATTTGGAACGCCTTTGACCAAAGTCTTCGAGCATCATTGTGGCTGAAGAGGTTTTAGGTGCAACCTCCGTGTTCCCTTGCATCATTTCAAAGATGCCCATATTTAGGTCGATATATTTTTCGACCATTTGAGGTAATTGTAATATTGAACTAGCCAACGGAGCTGGCTGTGGAAAATGAGGTTCCCCAAGAGATGAATCATATTCTATTGTTGCGTTAGGATTTGCCCAATCACGTTCTAACTCTTCCATATCATGGACACTTCCTTGAGGTACGAGTAGCTTGAGGCCTGAAGAAGCTTGAGCATGTGAGGTAATTAATGATACCGTCTTATTGAGGAACCTTTGAAAATCTTTATTCTTTCTAACATCACTCATTGGATAAGGAGTGTTTGTCCATATATTTGGAACTGGAACTACAGGATATACATCTGTATCTAAAACTCTTTCATATAATACTACTTGACCGACACAACATGTAATTTTAATTCTTGTTTGCATTACTTCAACAAAATCAATCATCTTTTCATCAACAGCTAATCTTGTTTTTTCATCTTGCATAACCTTAGCCAATGCAGTTTCATTTAAAATCTTTTCATCACCAGTTTGAAGGTTAACCATTCTAAAATATGGAACTTTAACTTTGGAAAATGATTCAATTAAACGATATTTATCCAATTCAAATGTATCATAGTCTTTAACAATATCAGGAGTAAATCTTTGTTTTGATTGAGCATTAGTTGAATTAGGGTAATCTTCTTCATGATTAATTGTATCAAGGTCATCAATGATAGCTTTTTCTTCACCTTCAGCCACTTGTCCTAATTGTGGGTATAAATCCAATAACTGACGTTTTGTAAATATAGTTGATAACATTATACCTGATGCATCATCAAACCAACGACTTCTTGAATTTGGGTCAACTACAACACGAAACGGGTCAATATAAGTAAATTTAACTTCACCTCTACCATAATCAGCTTCAGAATCAATATATGAATAAAAATAACCTAAACCAGTAACGGTATAATCATGTATGACTTGTTTAAATGTTTCATCTCCGTCAGATAAATCCCATATATATTCAAGTATAACTTTCCATACATTTGCAAGTTTGTTATCAGAGTCTTCTCTTCCAACAGCTGCAAACTTTGGTGGCTTAGATGTTATAATTGCTTTGAATTGCTCAACGGCTGAGTATAACCTGTCCATAGGCATAGCCGATTGATTTCGTTCTGCAAGAGCTGTCATCTCTTCTTCAGAAAAATGATTTCCTAAATAGAAGTCAATATCTTCTCTTGCTTGTGTATCCCAGTCTTGACGTGCGTCTGACCAGCGGTCCCATAACTCACGTATCTCTTTTACTCTAATATCTTCTTGAATCATGGTCGATAATATACTGATAAATTATTGTTAAATGCAAATCACACCCTTCTTCCTGTCATCCAGTCATATAGTTTGCGCTTATACGCATAAGTTCCATCTTTGTTCCGTTCTTTCTTTTTATCTCCTGCTTTTGGATTTCCACGTGCAAATTGAGTAGATAACCAAAACGCATCAATACAATCATCATGGGAACCTTTTGGGAAGTCTAATAACTCTCCAATAAATTCATGATGATTCTTCTTCAAGTGAACAGCTCCTTGCTTAAACATTGGTTGCAAACCTTCAAAAAGCCTATCTTTCTTCTTTTTATTTCCATATCCTTTTATTCCCTTTTCAATCCCTGGAATAAATAAACCTTCTTTTTTACTACGTTTATATACATAATCTCTTAACATCTCTTGATATGCAATAGTTTCAATATTCACTCTTTTAACTGGTGAGTATCGTTTAAAGATTTTAAATATTTCGTCTGCACATTCCATTGGTAATACTCGTTTCCTCCAATACTCAAGCACGTAATAATCAAAATCGGAAGTGACACCAATGACCATAATAACGCTAAAATCACTATAGCTATTGATTGACGAAGCAGGGTCCACGCCGATATAGATATTGATGTACTTTTTAGTGTCATCATCCAATCGAATATACCAACTATCACTTTGGTCATCAAATCTTGCACTACCCTTATAATACCCATCATTAATATCCTCCTCACTAAATATCTGGTCTTCAGGAGATTTAGCTTGGTTCATATACTCTTGATAAAACTTGGCAGGGGTGCCTGAATCGATATAAAATTGTTTTCTTTCTTCTAGTTTCTTAAGTGGCCATCTTGAAGGCCATAGCGGAGTACCATCATCTAATATAGCTTTATATGTTACAACATCCCATGAAAAGTCTTCACCGCTCTTTTTTGCATTACTATGCTCTCTTACAATTCCATTCAAGAATGAATCATAATGAACAATTGTTCCATTACACCATAAAAATCCATTTTTATCAAAATCAATAGCTGGATAGACAGCAGCAGTAACCCAGTTCTTAATTTGCTGTCTTCCTTCAGGAGTTTTAGTATTTAACTCTGATTCGAAGTCATCAAGTATCATTCCAGTATATCTTGTTGATAATTGCTTTTTACCACGTAATCTTTGAGATGTACCCTTTGCAATCATTCTGCAACCATTACTTGTAGTAAATTCACTCTTTGTCCATTTATCTCCTTGCAAATCACCAAAATAGTAATGAATTGCAGGATTTTCATAAATATGAGTCATTATCCAATTTAAGTTATCAATCGCTTGGTCTTGAGCTTCACCTATCCAAGCAATGAACTCAGGTCGTTCTTTTGTTGCAAATAAGAACCTATGTAGTACTGCGGTAGCTGCTAAAGTGGATTTAGCATGGTCCCTAGGTAAAACTAGGGCTAATTGTTGTATTTCTTTATTAATTAATAATTTTCCAACTTTATTGTGGAAATTAGGTGTAGCGGATGCTAAAAAGTCTTGAGGTGAAAATAACTTGCCAAATGTAATTAAATCATTATATGCTAAATGAAGTATCTCTTCATTCTTTGATACATCCCCATTAAGATTTAAATTAGCCATTTATTTTTTAAATAAGCCATTTACATGTTCATTGACAATAGATTTTACTTTCGGGTCTAATTGTTTCCTTTGTTGCATAAATTGACTAAAAGGAACTCCTTGAGGTCCAACAGGGTCAGGTTCACCAAATGCAGCTTGACCTGCGCCTTTAAAAAATGCATTAGCTTCTTGAGGGCTACCACTCATCATTTGAATTAATTTTTGAATCCCTATTGCTGGATGAAAATTCTCAGCTACATTAGGGCTAGGTATCATTCCTTTCATTAATTCAAAAAAGTCTTTATTTTCATTATGAGTTATAAGTGCATTCATAGTATCTTGCGCCATAGGTTTAGGTTCAATATGACCAAATTGTTTCAACAACTCATTAACTCCAGCCTCAGGATTTCTAAATAAAGATTGACTTTGCAAGTTTCTAATTTCTTGCTCTGTTGGGGGTGTATTATATTTTACTGCATCGTATTCAGCCATTTTAATCTCTCCTTAAATTTTATACTTTTAAACTTCTACGGTACCATCCGTACCAAAATTTCATTTGCTTAGGATTAGCTATTACTATCTTTGCAAACTTTAGGACTCTAAAAGCTCTAACTCGTTCCAAACTTAGATTTTGTATAGCTTTTATTGTATTTGGTCCTATTTTACCATCGACTTCTATATCAGCACCTTTGCCGTTAGCAGTCTCTTGGAGCACCTTAATTGCTCCACTTATTCCAAAATTCACACACATATCGAAATATATTGCTTGTAATTTCTTGGGAACCTTACTACATCTACCTCTAACCCAATAATCATCCCAATATATGTCAATTGCATCATCTTCACTTAAATTAAATATATCTACATCAGGATAAGCTCGTTTACTTATACCAAAATTAGTCTCACCACCCTTATCGGTTGAGTCATTAACGTATCCACCTTCTTCTTCTAAGGTATGATTAACTATTTCAAAAAACTCTTGAGGTCTTTCTTCAGCCATTAAGCTTCTCCTTCAACATTCATTTTGCCGTATAATACGGTAGGTTTATTAGTTAGAGTGAATTGAGAGTCACAGTATGGACACATCCATTCTTCAACTTCATCAAATTCATTTAAAATTCCAACTCTCTTTGAAATCTTATTATTTAAATACAAATCTCGCTTGCAGATAGGACAGTTATCCTTATCCTTCTTTCTCCGCATGAGCGATGAGTTCTTTATTGCCATTAAGTGCCTCCAGTTGTTCAGGTGAAAAACCAGCCCATACAGTCAATTGTTCTGATTTAGTGTCTTGAGTATCAAACATTCCTGCAATCTTGGTCAAACTCTCTAATGCCCTAAGACAATCAGACTCTTTGTCCGCAACATCGACAACAGTTTTGTATTTTCCTATAATCCACTCAGGAGTAACACCTTCAGAGGCTAAACATTCTTGAATTTCTTTTTTAATCATTTTTTGTACACTTTCCGTTTTTAGTAAACTACTTGTTCTGTGCTTGATATATGATTCACTTTTTGCATCAGGGTGGGATTTCTTATATGCATCAATAGCATTTTCCCCTTTAGCAACATATTGAGCAAATAATTGTTGTTTTCCACTAATTCTATCGGTATCAAACGAATGTTTACCCGAAAATGAGTAGATATTATCAACAATTCCTTTTTCTCCTAACATTTGAAACTTGCTACTAATATCAAATGTTCCACATAATGTGCGGATGCACATTTTTTTACCAATTTTAGACAATTTAAGCACTTGACACACATATCCATCATCGGTTAATACCCAATCACCTTCATCAGCAAGTCTCCAATCTTCAACAATTGCGGTATCTTGCACAAATGCTTGAAATTCACCTAAATCATCATACAAATAGTGTCTAGTATCCTTAATGTCCTTGAAATCCATGAAATAATATAATACAAAAATATTATAAACTCCAAATCACCCCTACTGGTTAACAAATATTATAGAATAAATACTATATTATATATAATACTAATATATATAAATAAAAAAAAAGAATATTCTAAGAAAAAAAAAGATAAAAATTATTCCAAAAAAATATTTTCAAAAAATTGTGTTAGAATGAGTGTGGCTCTTTTTTTATGCACCCCCACCCGTTGAAAGTTCCGTTGGGGGTCGTCAATTAGGTTAATTTTTTGGTTTTAATTATAATTTTAATTAGATTTTTAATATTAAATTAATAAAGGGCAACAAAAAACCCCACTAATAAACGTGGGGCTTGTTGTTTAATACTAACGTATTGCCGACCTTATTATTTTATAAACCCATTATAATACAAACTATTATACAATATATTTAATTGAATTGATTTAAGTTTATATTGCTTAACTATTGTAAGACTTGAGAACATACCAAGTGTTATATGACTATGATATGTATTTAGTTTACGCATATGATACTTAATATGCTTAATATCTACAATCATTAATACACCTTCCAAGATGTTTACATTGCGTTTATGTTCTCTTACTATGTTGTTATTGTTCATTGCATACATATTATTATTACTCCCTTTATTTATTACACGTTTATTAAACATTATCATTTATTTCTAATTTATTAATAATACTTTTAATATCACTTTCGCAATTATCTAACCTTATATCAAGATTACCTATTTTATCGAATTGCGTTAAATCAATTAAAAATATATATTTAATATTATTATATATTCTTTTTATTGCGTTTATAGTTCTTTTAAAATGCACTTCCCTTCTATATACACGTTTTATTGTTTTAATTAGTCTCATTTTGTTTAATTCCTTATTTTATTATTGTTTACTTATTCAATATTACATTAAATATATTTAATAAACAATATTATTTTAAATATTTTATTTATTTTAGTTGCATTAGGCTCTATATTTTTGTATATTGTGTAAGCTTTTTGACATAGATATATTATACTTGTGATAAAATTTTAGTAAATCAGTAAAAGTAAACAATAACAAAGTAAAGGAAAGTAAACAATGACTTTAAAAGATAAACTAAACATAAAACAAGCAACTAAAGTAACAACAAGTAAAAAATCATCAATTGAAGACCAATTACATAAATTGATTTATAGTGCAATTGACAAAGCAATCAAAGAGAGTGAATTTAGTCAATATTATAATGATAATTTAACAATTGATACGTTTGTTCAAGACAAATCAAATGAAGTAAAACTTGTTGAAGTTCGTAATGCTAGAGCAATTACAATACCAATTGACAATGTAAAACTTACGAACAATGAAAAAACCCACACAATAAACAAAGCAATGAAAGTTGGTGAAGTTCAAGTTTATTTTAAAGGGATTAAAAAACAAGTTGCTGAATTTGTACCAACACCAAAAAACAACAAGTAAAAACAACGAGTAAAAACAACAAGACCCAATCACTTTAATTAGTGGTTGGGTTTTTTGTTACATTCAATTTATATATCTACTGAAATTTAAAGTAAAAGAAAAGGAACAGCGAATGCAATTTGATGAAAATAAATATAAGATAGTAAAGAGAAAGGGACAGCACGGTATACAATATTTTATTACTGAAAAGTATCGTGCTTGTGAAGGCTGTGGGAAAGTAATGGAAAGAGATTTGATGCAATTACTTACATGGACTGATAAAGATGATTATCATCGTAGCCTGTTGGTATGTAGGAAATGTAGATTTGAAGCAATTGAAATGTTTAAAGCATCAGAAACAAGATTTGTTCAATAAGGAAAGGAAAGCTGATGAAAAGCAAAGTGATAACGATTAAATATAGTGATGAAAAGAATGACTGTTTTCATTACAGAGTAGAAACATGGAAAGGAAAGAAATGCCTACTTGGTTGGCCAGGGACAGATAGTGAAGATGACTGTAAGTATGATATAAGCTGTTTATCAGATTTGTCTATGTATGAGTTTCATAGACTGTATCAACAGTTAGCTATACATGGGCATTTGCTTGACTTGGAACAAACTGTATGTAGTCATAAACCAATCTTTGCTGATGATGATTGGAAACTAGCAATATTAATGGATAAAATAGAAAAGGGGTAGCTGATGGACGTGAATGAAATAACAAAACAAATAATGATGATGGATAATACTGATGACCTACGTCATATCACTAGAATGATAAAGATGAGGCGAGAGGACTTGGCCAGAGATTTAAAGTATGCACTTAAGCCAGGCGATAGGATTAGAACTTATAGTAATAGAATACCAACAGGAACAATAGTCAAGGTCAATAGGACTAAGGCTGTTGTTACAGATGACAAGGGTCAGGGATGGGATATACCACTAACAATGATAAGAACAGGAGAATAACTATGAGCGAAGATAAAGGGCCAGAAATAACTTTCTTAAAGCTTACAGAAGATGATGTTAAGTGGGCTTCAGAATTAACTGATTTTTCACTAGAAAATATGATTAAATCATATGGTAAACAAAAAGGAGTAACTGATGACAACTAATGAAATAAAAAAAGGTATGAGAGTTAGAACAACACAGCTTGGAGCACCAGTAACAGGCATAATGATGGATAATACTAAAGGCAACACAAGACTGATTGAAACCAAAGGGTCAGAAGTAGGACTATTTGATGAAATCGGTTCTGTATATGCTTATGACATAGTATCTGTTCAAATACCAGGAAAGGTTATAGAAGATAAAAAGAGAGGAATATCTATAGCAGTTGAAGAGCCTAAATGGGTTGATGTAGAACATACAGAGAAACAACTCAAACTTAAAGCAACAGTATCACAAATGTGGGGATAATATGGAATATGCATTCAGCTGTAGAGGCTGTCAAAAACCAGACAAAAACTTTTGGTATGATGACGAAGGGAAAATAGTATCTGATGATGATTTCCCATTCAATACACCAACAGTTGAATTTCACGAGTGGGCAAGAGCTGATGCTTATGGAATATTTACAGGTCTTTACTGTGACAAGTGTTATGATGATTCAAACATATACACATACAGGAAAGATGAGTATCATGATGAAGGATATGCTGGAGAACAGTTATATCCTGATGAATAGATAAGAGCTGGGAGCCAACAACTGGTCCTGTAAGTCCTAGCGTAGAATAGGCAAAGGAATATGTGAGGCTCTCAGCACAAATTTAAAAACATATACGTAGAAAGGCGGTTTAACATGAAAGTAGTAGGAATAACTATTAATGAAAAAGGACAGACAGTCGAAACAATAGATGTCTTTGATGAACCTAGTAAGAACTTTGTAGTTCCTATGGTAATAAGTATTGCACAAACATTATTAGATACTTGTCCTAGAAATCAAAAATTAGCTGACCAATTAAAATGGTTAGCTGATGTAGATAATAAACTAAGATGTTTTATAGAAGGAACAAAGGAGATGTAATGAATATAGATGACGTAACAAAACAGCAATGGGAAGCATTTAAGCTGACTCAGAAGCTGGCAAAGAAGATGATGTATGATATATATTCACCTGAAGCAGTAAGAGATAGTGGACTGAGCAAGGAAGTGTATACATATATAATTGATAACAGGGTTGACCTGTGGGAGAAATTTGAAAAGGAGACTGATGATGAGTAAACCAACTAAAAGACAATGCCTGGATGCTATAGATTACTTTTTCACAGAAGGATTTATAGATGAACTGACTAGAGAAAAAAGATATTATACAAAAATACTGCTTGATAGCGTTGCCAAACATCATGGCATTAAACTACAATGGGAGGATACTGATGAGTAAAGAACGAAACTTTGTACTCAAACCAATAGAAGTAACAGATGACCATTTGGATAGCATACTGGCTAGTTGCTTTGAAGGTGGCAGTAATTACTGGATTACTAAAGTAGAAGTTAAAAAAGATGATTACAAAGGCAAGAAGTATGCGTCTGAGTGTGTAGCAGCAGGTGGAGAGCTATGGATATATACTGATGGTGACGGCAAACATCTATTAACAAAGCATTCTCTGATACATGGATTACAGATGTATCTTGATGAGAGCAAGCATAAGAATTGGCCAGATGGTGGGGATGCACAGACTGATGACTTAATACTACAATATGCACTGTTTGAGGAGATTGTTTATGGATAACTATACAGCAACAATGATAGCCGAAGGTGTGATTGAGACTGATACCGAAGAAGAAGTTATAGAGGCTTTGCAACATCTTGTTGATACAGGTCTTGCTTGGCAGCTACAGGGGGCAATTGGAAGAATGGCACAGCACTTAATAGATAAAGGAGTTATTAATGAGAACACCAGATAAAATAGACAGAGCAAGTATTGAGCAATGGCTTGGCACAGGTAATCAGCTAGACGAAGCTATTATTATACTTGTTGATATGTTTAATGGAGATTACTTACTAGAAAATTTCAGGGAGGACGTATTATCATACTTTCAACCTGATGACAGGGGTGATATAAATAGATAACAACGAAAGGAGACAGTATGGGATTTGACTTAAGTGGAGTAAATCCAAAGATGAACATGAAACCTGAAGAACTGCCTGTGTATAATAAATACAACAGTATGGACTTTAGGGAAAAATGGGAAGCACTTGATAAAGATGAAAAGCTGAAAGAACAGTACTTTGAAGAACACAGTAAATATGAAGAAGCTAATCCAGGGGTTTATTTCAGAAACAATGTGTGGTGGTGGCGACCATTATGGGCTTTTGTATGTGACCATTTTGTAGATGTACTGCATGATGATGACTGTGAACGGGGCAACTATAATGATGGGCATCTGATTGATGAAGATAAAGCAATGCGTATAGGCGTTGGACTAACAGCTATGCTTAAAGATGGCACAATACAGTCATATCAGGACTTTTATGATGCAGAGCTCAAGGCATTACCGCAAGTGGATTGTCGTGTCTGTGATAATAATAATCGTGGATACAAGAAGAAAAAAGAATGTAAAGCCTGTAAACAAACAGGGCTAGTAGATGATTGGGCAAAATCATATCCATTTAATGTGGAGAATGTCAGAGAGTTTGCTACGTTCTGCTTAGAAAGTGGGGGATTCATAATATGCTAGATACAGCAATCACTTACTTAACAGTAGTATTAGCAGGCATGTTTATAGCATATGTAATAGTTGCAATAATAGCATATTACTTTCTATGCATAGCTGAATGGTTTCAGGAAATTGATAACAAAGGAGATAAATAATGATTGAAATAATACAGATTATATTAATAGTCTTACTACTAGGGGCTTTTATTGAAAAATTTATACAGTTATGGAGGAAATAGTGGAAGATAAAATAAAAAGACTGAGTGAGAAATGTTTGGAGCTTGAAGAACGTGTTTGTTTCCTTGAGGCTACAATATTTAAGTTCAGATTAACATTAGAACCTGGGAAGGTTGACGCAGAAGAAATAAAAGAGTTCTGCGAATTAGTAGATGAATACTTTCAATCAATGGAGGCAATTAAAGGTGGAAACAAAATTGGACTTGCTTAAATGGTCAAAGATGTCAGGTAAGCTTGAAGGACTACCTGCTCTTAATACAGATACCACAAGTAATAAATTCTGTATAGAACGTAGCAAAGACACTAACTCAATATGTAATTCCTGTTATTCTTGGAATATGTTACGCACTTTTCGAAAGAATGCTGTTCCGAGATTTCGTGAGAATAGCAGAATCATTTCTGATAGAGTGCTGAACAACAATGAATTACCGCATCCAATGAGTACAGTTGCTAGATTTAATGGACATGGTGAGCTAATTAATAGAAATCACGTCCAAAACATAGTAAACCACGCATTATTTTACCCTAAGGTAACCTTTACCCTTTGGACAAAAAAAGACGGCTTAATTCGAGCATTTTTTAATAAGCACAAAAAACCACAGAATTTAATACTGATATACAGTAATGATAAAGTGGACTGTATTTATAAGAAAGTGCCGAAATATTTTGATAAAGTATTTAATGTAGTCAGTAAGAAAAATGACTATGTTAATTGTGAAGGCAAATGTGTCGACTGCCTGAAATGTTACGATACACAAGACAAATCAGAACAAATAATAGAGGTAATAAAATGAGAATAAACTTGAAAGAATGCAGTCAAGATGAACTGTATGAAGAGTGTGACAGAGTAATGGGCACTCAGTATGGACATAACATGATAGGTATAATATGCAACGTAGCAGAAGAACGTTTTGGAAAAGAAATTGCAGAAGACCTATTTGAAACATATCAACAATAAGGAGAAGTAAAATGAAAAGTAAACAAGAGATACTGGACTACTATTACGAGTGCGTAGAGCTGATTGATGGAGATGGATTGCTTGAATTAGATGACTGGGCTTGGGCACATTTAGAAGGACAGAAGAAAGCTTTAGGATTAGTATTGGAGATAGATAAACAGGAGGATGTAAATGAGTGAATGGATTGAAGATGGCAGGTATTCTATAATGCATCACCCAGATGGTAAAGCAGAATGGTTATGTGAGTTCTGTGAAGAAATAATAGGAGAAGCCAAGGGGTTATATGGCTCAGAAGATTACCATGAGTTAATGAAATCACATTTTATAAACTGCAAAAAGCTGAAGGAGGAAGAAAATGAGTAAAGATTACGTATGGAAAAATGAAAAGCTAGCTGATATACTTATGACAGTAGCAGCAATACCTAATGTTGATGTATTGTCAGATGATACTCTTAAAGAGTTTGCTGATGAATTACGTAAAGTGGATTCATTGGTGGATGATTTAGGTAATGCACTGACAAAAGCACTTGATGAAAATGAAATGCTAAAAGGTAGAATACTTGACTTAGCAGGAAGGATAAAATAATGACTAATGCATTATATGACCTACTGTATATAATAGACATACTTGTTTCTGTTATATTTCAAATAGGAATACTGTATTTAATACACAGATACATAGAAGTTCGTAAAATAAAACAATAAAAAAATAAAATAATATTTTGATATATAAAAATTATTTAATAAATTTATATATCATTTATTAGCTATATAAGGAGACTAATATTAAATGAATAAAGAACATACAACATTTTTAGTTAAAAATATTCCAACTAAATTATGGAAAAAATTAAAAATGAGAAACATATCAGAAAATGATGAGAATATTAACGACATAATGCTGAAGCTTATCAACAGCTATGTCAAAAAGGGAGTGAATGCGTGAGGTCTGCATTTGACCCTGTTGGGCTTGAAGAATACTATTTAGATTATATCAATAAAAAGAATGAAGAAAACTATCAGAAGAGATACGTTGGCAAGGAAGATTACTACCATGCTAGTGGTGCAGGCTTCTGTTCAAGAAAAATGTATTATCAATCAATTGAAAAAGCAGAGCCTACAAATGAAACACCTTCTATAGGAAAATTCAGAATGAGGTTTGGTTCAATATTTCATGATGACTTTCAGGATGCACTGGTTAACAATTATAATATATATAATAGTATAGATAATAATAGTATAGATAATATTAAAGAAAAAAAACATCTTAAAAAAAAGAAAGTTAAATTTCATGTTGAGCAAGAAATAGTAATACCTGAGTTAAATGTCAGGGGTTTTTATGATATAGTTGCTCAGCAGGATGAAAAAGGAGAAGAGAAAGTTTATCTGTATGACTTAAAAACTATTGCATCATTCGGTTGGTCGAAGTCATTTGGAAGAGACATACAAAATAACCATGAGAATTATAAACTGCAATTAGGGACTTATGGGTTAGCAGTTAAGGAACAATTTGGAAGACTTGATGGCATGTATCTATATTTCTATAACAAAGATACATCCGCAATGAAGAATGTTTTTGTCAGTAATAACTATTTAGCATTAGCTAGGAATTATTGGAGAAACATAATAAGAGAACACAAAAAGGGATTACCTGATTTTATTCCTGGTATATCCCCCGTAGAAAAATGGGCATGTGGATACTGTGATTTTAAAGACCATTGTAATCCACCTGACTACAAAAACAAAGTGAGGTAAAGAATGGCAGTAGGAAGCAGTAGTTATGATACGAGTAAAATAGAGCATTACTTTAAAGTACTGAGGAAGCATGATTTAGCTGAATTGATAGCGAAGAAAGGGCAATTCAATTACTTGAGTTGGGCAGATGCGGTTGACATACTAAGACAACTAAAACCTGATTCAACTTGGAGAGTGATTAAAGATGAGCAAACGGGTTGGCCTTACACTATATCTGATGCTGGTTGTTTCGTTGAGGTCGAAGTAACCGTTGATGATATTCCGTTATCACAGATACATCCTATCCTTGATAATCGTAATCAAACAATAGAGAAACCTAATGCGTT